CATTACTTCAGTTTCCATATCTACTGATAGAGTATTCTATGCTCCAAGAGATATATCAAATGTTCTGTATGATAATGTTAGTGGAGTAACCACAGTAACAACTTCTACTAGTCATGGACTTTCTAGTGATGATCAAGTTACACTTTCGGGAATCGCATTTACTTGCAATTACACTGGTTCTGGTCCTGTTAATGTTTCGAATGCAATTTATGACAATGTAACTGGTATTATGACAGTTACAACATCTTCTGCACATAATCTATCTACTACTGGACAGAAGAGTGACGTTATTCTTACTGGATTAGCATTTACTTGTGGATTGGATGGTGGATCTTCTACTCATGTTTATCCAAGAACAACTGACCCTGCATATTGTGGATCTAAAGTAACCGCAGTTAACAGTGCAACTGAATTTGTAATTAATGCTGGCGTTTCAACTGTTCCAACATTCTACAGTTCTAGTGGAGTTGCTCAACCAGCATTAATTGCTCCTAGAAATGTAAATAATTCTGCTAGTGGAACAGATCCTGCTGCAGGAGAAACTAATGTTTTAAGAATTATTAATAATACTTCTTTTGAGGTAAATACTGGAATTTCAACTAGAGAACACTTCTATGCAAGATGTGGTAAAGTTAATAAACCACTTGATGTTGTATTTGATGACCCATTAAGTTATTCTAATATACCATTAGAATATAGTTCTACATTAGGATTTGGAACACATGCAACAGCAAATATTGTTGTTGGTCAAGGATCTAGTGTTATTTCTTTTGAATTACAAAATACTGGTTATGGTTATGGTAATGGTGAAATTTTAACAGTTGCAATAGGGGGAACAACTGGAATTCCGACTACATCATCTTATTCTGGAAATGAATTCAAATTAACAATTGATAAAGTTCATGATGATTCATTCTCTGGTTGGTCAATAGGAACATTACAAGTTTTAGATAGAGTTGATGAATTTATTGATGGAGCGAGAAAAGACTTCCCACTAACATTAGCAGGATCTATAGTTTCAATTGTCGCTGCTAAAGGATCTAAAATTGATGTTGAAGACGTATTACTTATATTTGTCAATAACATACTCCAAGTTCCTAATGAAGGATATACATTTAGAGGAGGAAGTAGTGTTGAATTTACTGAACCTTTGAAGATTGGTGATACAGTAAATATTATTTTTTACAAAGGAAGTGGGGATTCGGATGTTATCTTTAGAAATGTTATTGAAACTGTGAAAAGGGGTGATACTCTACAAATTAAGAGTGATAGATCAATTGGACAAGCATCATATCTTACTGAAGAAGAAAGAATTGTAGAATTTGTTAAGTCTACAAATACTGTTGATACTAATTCATATGAAGGTCCAGGAAATACTACTGATATTACTCTTGAAAGACCTATTGACTGGTGTAAACAAACTGAAGATGTCTTTATTAATCAGATCGGTATTGGTAAAGATAGAGAATTATATGAACCAGTTATTAATCCTAGTGCATACCTTATCAAATCCGTAGGTGTTGGATCTACTGCAATTTATGTGGATAATTTAAGACCTATTTTTGATTCTAGAAATGAAAATGATACTGATCTTACATTCCAAAATAAAATTAAATTTGTAAGACAAGAAAATAAATCTGGTGCTGCAGCTACTGCAGTTGTTTCTGGATTTGGTACTATTTCCTCTGTTGTAATCTCTGATGGTGGTGTTGGATATACAACTGCTATAGTAAGTTTTGGTTCAACTATTGGTGTTGGAACAACTACTAGAGCATCTGGTAATGTTAGCATCAGTGCTGGAGGAATAGTCACAGGAGTTGATATTACAAGTCCAGGTATTGGATATACTCATACCAATCCACCAACAGTTCTTATTTCTCCCCCAACTTATTCTGAAGAAGAAGTAAGTGTAAGTTCTTACACTGGAGATAATGGAATTATTGTTGGATTTGGAACAACGGCTGTCGGTGTTGGAACTACTCAACTCATATTTGATATTCACATTCCATATACTTCTCCATTAAGAGATTCTACACTTGTAGGAACTGCATTAACTATAAGTTCTATTAGTGCTAATGATTACTTTATTGTTAGAAATTCTAATGTTGGACTTGGATCTACTTCAATAACTTCTTTTGATTCCTCAGGTAATATTGTTGGAGTTGGAACTTCATTTGCAGACAATGTTTATCGAGTGTCTAATGCAGTATCTATTTCAACTAGTGTTTCTGGAATATCTACATATGTAAGAAGACTATTTGTCAAAGTTGATGATTTTGTATACGGATTCTCTGGAATAACAACCTCTAATAATTTTGGGTCCTTTAGTTGGGGAAGAATAGATATTACTGCTAGAGAAAAATCTAATTCTTATAATTCATATACTCTAGGTGGTATTGGTGTTTCTGAAGGAACTGGTATTTCTACATCAACTTTGATTACTAGATCAAACTCCTTAAAGTTCAAAAATTATATCGTTTAATTACTGATAAATAAAGAAAAACTCTGTCCAAAATGGCTGCCATTATAACTGATCAGATTAGAATTTTAAATGCAGGTAATTTTATTGCTGGCGTGTCAAATGCTGGTAATTCTTATTATTCTTTTATTGGGTTAACCAATCCTGCAGATTATCAAACTGATTGGGATTCTGATCCACCTGCTCCAAAAGATAATTTTAGTCAGGAGGATGATTATTGGGATACTATGGTAGCATTGAAGAAAATCAATACTGATGATGCTAGACAAGTTGTTCCAAAACTAAATTGGTCTTCTGGAACAACTTATGATATGTATCGTCATGATTATAGTAGAGCAAACACTGCTGTAGTTTCTGGTGCTACCAATCTTTATTCAGCATCTTATTTTGTATTGAATAGTGATTTTAGAGTATATATTTGTCTGCAAAATGGTATAGATCCTGATAATCTAGAAGGCCGTCCATCTTTAGACGAACCAACTTTTACTGATTTAGAACCAAGGTCTGCTGGAACAAGTGGTGATGGTTATATTTGGAAATACCTTTATACAATCAGACCAAGTGAAGTTGTTAGATTTGAATCAACAGATTTTATGCCAGTCCCAACAGATTGGACAACTTTAGCAGATAATTCGGCCGTAAGAGATAATGCTGTTGATGGTGGAATTAAAATTATTACAATAACTAATAGAGGAGTTGGTCTTGGTACTGCGAATATCGTATACACTTCCGTTCCTATTAAAGGTGATGGCAGTGGAGCAGAATGTACTATTGTTGTTGACGCAAATCAACAAGTTAATTCTGTCACAGTTTCTAATCAAGGATCTGGATATACCTATGCAAATGTTGATTTAGTTGCTGGTGGGGTTCCAACAGGAACTACAAGACCAACACTTGACGTAATAATTCCACCCCAAGGTGGGCATGGCGCAGATATCTATAGAGAACTTGGTGCATATAATGTTCTCCTATATTCTAGAATTGAAAATGACAGCACAAATCCAGACTTTATAACAGGAAACCAAATCTCAAGAGTTGGTGTAGTAGAAAATCCACAACAATTTGGATCATCTTCAATTCTTTCTGCGGATAAAGCAAGTTCACTTAATGCTTTAAAATTGGTTGGTACTGGATACAGTACGGCAACTTTCGTAGGAGATTCTTATTTTGTTCAAAATGTTTCTACAGGAACAACTGCGGTAGGAAGAGTTATAAATTATGATCAAACCACTGGAGTTTTAAAATATTGGCAGGACAGATCTCTTGCAGGATTTAATACTGTAGGAACTGCACAAACTCAACCCACATATGGATTTGACTTAACTGAATTTTCTGCAAGTCCAGGAACGGGAGGATCTTTAGTAATATCACCAACTACAGGTCAAAATTTATCAATTGATACTGGTTTTTCCGGTATAAGTACTGTAATAAATAATCGTACATACTACCTTGGTCAAACTTTTGCCAATGGTGTTTCTAATCCAGAAGTTAAGAAACATTCTGGCAATATTATTTACGTTGATAACAGACCGTCTATAACACGGTCATCGAATCAAAAAGAAGACATAAAAGTTATTTTGCAGTTCTAAAGAATTATGCCTCAACAAACCA